TTTTCACCACGTATCATGTGATGTAAATTAGCAGCATTAATATTATGCTCCCTGGAAAATTTTGCCATATTAGTTATACCAGAATATATAGTACCATCTGGCCCTTTAATATCTGGGTATTTATTACCTTTATGATCCCCACTATGGCAACTACTTAGTCTAAGTAGTTTACTATCTTTTAGTTTTAAGCATTTCTCAGGGAATTCTTCTTGTAACCAAAAATGGGTCTTTAATTGGGCAATATTTATTACACTCCTAACTTCCATACCTGTTACTTTTGCTATATTGGCATATGTTAAGTCTACTTCACATACTAAGTCAAATACCTCTAAAACCTTATTTCTGCTATACTTAGATCTACTTGCATTTACACCAGACCCGCTACAACCACCATTAGTAATATTAAACCCATTATTAACAGAATCAAATTCTCTTATTAAACTTATTTCATTAACATCAAGTTCTTCTATACTACAAGTTACCAATATGGTTATAATAGGAGTACCATGCTTCTTATATGCCCTAAATAGCTTTGTATTGCCACATAAAATCTCAGTGGTGCTGCCTAAATGCCATATATGATTTTTAAATCTAGTTTCTATATTAACACTCTGACCTATATAGACCTTATCAGTATTATTAAAACTCAAACAGTATATACCTATAGTCATAGTATTAAACTTGAAAAATCATAAGGTTTACTGATGAGCCCACTAAAGAAGCCTCCGCTCTGTTGGTCCCTTCTTGGGATGGGTTTGCTTTCTCTTGGTAGTTTTGTAACCAATTCATCTGGTTTAGTTGTTTCAGGTTCATGCGTAAATTTCTCTCTTTGCTTGTTCACCCAGGCTTCTTGCTTTAGTGAACTAGATAATAAAGGGGATTTGCCATAAATTTGGTGGAGGGCTCGGTGATGCGTTGCGCAAAGAACTACTACAGCTTCAAATAATTCATATTCATGTTCTAAAATAAATCTATCGCGTATTGCTAACACTTGCTCGTCCGTATCTAAAGCAATTCCTGTCTCTTTTTGCCATTTTTCGAGTAGATTAGTCATCGCAGTATAGTGATGCAGTTCTAACTCATGCTCAGTGCCACAGATACGGCACTTGACTTTCTTAGGATAGCGGCTCTTCGCTCCGTCTCTAATCCATTTAATTTTTATTCTATTATTAGTATTAGCTGCCATAACAAACTTTCTTAGAGTAGTTTAATCAATTATACAGCTTAGATTGGAAAATGTCAAGTATAAAATTAACCAATGGATAAAATAAAAGCCACCTAATTAGGTGGCTTTTTAATATTACAAGGTAAAGGTGTATAAAGCGTAACGCAGAGCGTCAGCCATGTGAGAGGCTTTATTATGCTCAGGTCTATCTTTTAATAGAGTTTCTGAAGTATCCCATTGGTACTGATCTAATGCTTCTAGCATATTAAGACAGTTAGCATTAACCTTTAGTCTACGTTGTTGAATGATAGCTTGTACAGCTGAAATGCCAGGCAATACAGCCTTCTTCGCTTTAGTTGTGGCTATATCGTACGTGTACGCGAAGTCCGCAGCTGTTTGGGCCGCAGCACTATCAATGAAGATAATCTCAATCTTGTACTTGTCACGCATTTCAGCAATAGCTTCGGCATGTTTATTTGTTGTAGCTTCTTTAGCCATGTACTCATCAATGACATAGAACATGTCTTCTTCAGGTACGTAAGCAACCACAACAAATGCAGTTTCATCTCTAAATCCGGGATCGAGACCAGCAAAGACTTCTACATCATCAGCCAGATCCGGTTGATAGTTAATTACGTCTTCACCCTCAAAGTTATAGATAGCACCTTCAAAAGTATTAAACGATGCGCAATATTCCTGTTCAAACTCAGCTGCACTCATAGCGCGTCGAGCTTCAGCAACGTCAGCTTCAGTCATTCTAGAGTTTTCTTTATAATCGGCATGTATAGATACCCACTGAGGAAACTCATCTGAGAATCCACGATTATAGAACTCAGAGAACCAATTTTTCCTTCCACGTGGTGTACTAATGAAGATAGCCTTTGAACCGGGTCTATCAAGAGTCGGGCGAAGAGCAACTTGGAACGCGTCTTTACCAGCAGCTGAAAGTGCAGCTTCATCGAATAGAATTAGAGAATAAGAGCGTCCAACGCAACTATCGACTTGGGTTACGGAACCCATACGTACAGTTGAGCCATTAGACAATTCTAGGATCTTATCCTTTAAGTTATCACGAGTAATCTCAATACCAAACTTGTTTACAAACTTACGTTGTAATTCAAATGAAATTGTAGATAGTGAGTAGTTAGGCGACATAATCAGCACATCGGTATTTGGAATAAGAGTAACCAAATGGGCGATCATATTAGCAATATACGTCTTACCCAAACGCCGCGCCAACGCAGCACACACGAATCTATATTTTGGGTTATTTATAGCATTGATTAAAGCGCGTTGAGGATTGTTAGTCTCATCACCCTTCTTAGGATCAACGGTCATCTTCAGGTAGTTCTGAATAGGCAACTTAATTAAGCGTTCACCCATAGGGAAATCTGTAATAGTCTCCCATTCAACGTCGGGACGACTAATAGTAAGCATTACTCACCACCAGACATTAATCGCTGAATAAGGTTATCGTACTTAGAACCTTCAGCATTGTTTACCTGCACGTTAACTTGATTTTTAATACCAGCGGTCTTAGCTTCTGCTTCAGCTAATTTAATTTGGCGATCTAGGACGTCCATCGCCATCTTATGTGATAGAGCCATGATCTCAATAATATCTTTTCCAGACCCTAAATCAGACTCATCCATCTCAGTCAGCTTCTTGTTTATAACTGCGTCCATTATATTGCGCATTTTGAAACGATTATTGAACCCATAATCTAAGAAGATTGCATCCATATAAGCGCGGACTTCCCGACGTGCCAAGATGCTAGAGATAACATCAGTTGGTAGTCCAAGATTTCTAGAAACGTCTGGAATGCTCTGGCACGCTAGATATGAGTTTGCAACTTCTAAGTTCTCTGGTGCGATCTTCACGCATTCTGCAGGGCTACTAGAAGGGGGTGATATTAGGTTATTTCTAGTATTGTACTTATCCGAAGCTACAGAAATTAAATTCCCGCCCCCGTTCTTTGTCATTCCCATGGTAGTTCCTTTGTTAGTTAAATTTATTCGATAGCCCAAGTATAGCACTTTAGCTACGGTTTGTCAAGTTTAAAAAACTTTGGGCAGGTGGGATTAAAGATATTAAATTTAAGTAGTTGTCAATAGTTTTCATTATTATCGAAGCTTTCACTATTATCGAAGCTTTCACAACTTGCTTAGCTTAACCCCTTAGAGCAGTTTAGGGTCAGTTTTAATAAGATTTCGTACGACGCAAGTTTGCTCCTTTATAGTGCTTTAAGTCTTTATTTAATAAGATTTCGTACGACGCAAGTTTGCTCCTTTATAGTGCTTTAAGTCTTTATTTAATAAGATTTCGTACGTGTATGGGGGGCCACCGCGAAAAAGTTGTCAATTAGTCAAGTAACCGCCCCCGGTATTATACCATAGTTTGGCGCGGCCTGTCAAGCTTTATTTTGTACCGAAAATACAACGGTTAAAATAGTTCACACAATTCTCGAAATCAGCGTATAATAGATCTTGTTGGAGCAGTAGTTGAAGCGGTCGCCTCACCTGCCTGACTTGGAGCTTACCATGTCTTATACCACTATTTTTGCTGACCTTGGCGTTTCGATCACAGATCAGCGCGACGAGGACGAAAATTGTGTTAAAGGCAACATTGTTGTGCGCTGGCATGAGAATGGCATTCCATTTAGCGACTGGTTTGAGTATGCCGATTTAACAACTCGCAAGATTGAGCTGGCCAATGCACTGGTTTTTGCCGCTGCACAGATACGCAAACAATAGTAAATAAATTTGTTTTAACAGGCGATCTACTGTATAATAGATCTTGTAGTAGGCAGTAAGGCAGGTTCGGGCTTTCCGGGCTTGCCAATTCTCT